TGATACAATTCATCCTGAATTGTGTACTGCACCTGAAGCCTCTCAACCCAACCTTTGGCTTGAGCGACTTCTTGCAAGGCTATCTCAGTCCCATCACAACGCTTTGAGACAAGCTTCAGCTTTGCTGTCGCCTTGTCTAGCTTATGTGCTGTACCTTTTATATAGCCTTGCCTGTTGGTGCGTGTATCATACATCTGCGACCATATGTTGTTGGCAAGACCACTGATCATCACCATTTGTGAATAACCGAGGTCATTGTGATCTTTGTATGTCCCAGATTCTGGGTCATACTTCAGCCTCACATCGTATAGCTCAGCACAAATGGTTGCTAACGCTTGCGTTAGCGTGATCTGTGTCTCGCCTGTGTATGCTGCTTGTAAGTCTGTATTGATCATTTCGTTTAGTTCTACTTGAGTATTCATTATTCTCTTCCTTATGTTAAATTGAATATATGTCTTATTGACACCCACCGCCCAACCAATCACTAAAAGGCGGAAGTCAAGTCCTCGCGACTTGACTTTTGCCTGTGATTGGTAGCGGTTTATCCTGTTACTTTATTGTTGTTAAAGAAATAGATCCTATTTCCCACTTGCTGAAGCTCTGGTTCTTCTCGAACCATCCAATATCGTTTCGCAAAGGCTACTGCCTCTGCTTCACCGATAGCTTCATCAAGCTTAGTGTACACTTCAATGTGTCCACAGCTTGTGAAGTACTGCGATGCTTCCTTCAATTTGTCAATTTCAGTCATCATCTTGTTGTATTCACATAGCTGTTCATCAATACTCATATCTATATCTCCTTATGATTTATTGAACACCTTCAGTTCATCGTTAGGAAACTCAGATATCATCGACTTGGTGATGCAACGTCATGTGATATGACGTAGCGTCACCAACCGAAGGACAGACAGTCAGAGCCACTTGGCACACGGAACACGATAATGCGTCACGCACTTGCGTGACACACTACCGCTTGTGCCAAGTCCGAATGACTGTCGTGGTCTTTGATATCTGATACTTGTTTCCGCTGATATGTCCTTGGCGAAGTTGAATGGGGTGAATTGCCTCGACCACTCCTCGCCAGTAATCTCTGAAGAGATTACGAATCAGGCGAGTCGACTGTCGGCAATTTAGGCTGCCAAAAGCGGGAGCGGCAGCCGACCCCTTGCCCCATCGGGGCAAATGGTCATTCCCCATTCACTACACGCAACCCCCGTGTTGCTTTGCGAATCTGCCATTGCATGGCAATGGGTAGACCTACCTTCTTCTAATCTCGTTGTTCGAGATAGAGAAGGTAGAGTCCTGATACGCAAATGCCACCGTAACAGCGTGTCAACCAGTCGAACCCTTGAGTGACGCAACGTCACAACCAGAGTGACGTTATGTTCTGTATTGACAAGACCTTTTGTTTTGGTGCTTTCTGGGGGGGATCTATAGGGGGGGCTTACAAGGTAGTACAATGAATGATATTTTAAATAGAAAATTGACACCAAAACAAGAGGCTCTTGTGGATACACTTGTAGCATCTGGTTGTTCGGTCACTCAAGCCGCAAAGGATGCTGGCTATGCAAGCGGTGACTCAGGAAGAGTCAGTGCTTTCAAAGCCTTACGCCAACCGCATGTACAACAGTATATGATGAAAAGGGTGAGTGAACAGTTGGGTATGAATGCTACAGTTGCGGCTGCAAGGGTTATGCGGTTAGCTACAGGCGCGAAGAGTGAGTATGTGCAGCTGGAAGCCAGCAAGGACATACTCGATCGAGCAGGGTATAAGCCCATAGATCGATCTCAGGTACAGATCGCTGGTGATATCAAGGTGTCCATTGATTTAGGTTGACACCTAATCAATGACCACTCATTACCCTGTTGCATATGTACACATCCATCTATAACACCTATGCCCCCAAAAACGCTAACAATGTTGCGGCTAGGGATCGTTCACTCTCATTTTTTTCTCACAAGGTATTTTGTGCGTTTGAAATAATATTTTTTTCATGTAAGGGTCGATTATGTTTAGATTGATAAAGAGGTTATGGAATGCGAACTCCAGCGTGGCAGAGGAAAGAGGGGAAGAATCCATCGGGGGGACTAAACGAGGAGGGTCGCAGGTCGTACAAAAAGCAGACAGGCGGAACACTAAAGCCGCCAGTAAAGAAGGGCGACAACCCTCGAAGGGCAAGCTTTCTAGCAAGGATGGGGGGAGCAAGGGGTCCAGAAAGGGACGAGAAGGGAAGGCCAACCCGTCTTCTTCTCAGCTTAAAAGCGTGGGGAGCATCAAGCAAACAAGACGCAAGAGCAAAAGCCAGAGCAATAAGCCGAAGAAACAAATCAAAAAAACAAAATAGGAGTACAGCATAATGCCAATGGGTAAAGGAACATATGGGTCACAGGTTGGGAGACCAGCTAAGAAGAAGAAGAATATGTTAACTGCAAAGCAAAAAACATTACCGCCAGCTTTGAAGAGAAAGATACTAAAAGCAAAGGCTAAGTAGTGGCTCAGAAACCAAAGAAATCTTTACTGCGTCCAAAGACTAAACAAGATAGTCTTGAAGAGATACAAGCTAGAATTAAAGTTCTTCAAAAAGAACTGGGTATGTTCGATGACTTTAGAGCTGGTAGTAAAAGAGATAATCTAAGAATTTTAGGTCAGTATATAGGACGCGGTTTTAGTTTTAAGGAAGGTGGTTCTCCTGAAACTAATAAGCAAATGGTAGAGCGTCAGAAGCTTCGAAGACAGAAAGAGCAAGAGTTAGATATGCTTTTGAAGAAAGTAGAGAAGTTTCCTGATCCAGAGAAAAGGTTTCCATAATGGCAGTTAATGCAGCAGGTAACTATACAAAGCCTAACATGAGGAAAACTTTGTTTAAGCGTATTAAAGCTAGGGCTATACAAGGTACGGCTGCTGGTCAGTGGTCTGCTCGAAAGGCACAGTTGCTTGCAAAACAATATAAAGCTAAAGGTGGTGGATACAGATAATGGCTAAAAAGAAAAATAAAACACTTTTAAAAAAGGCTGGTTTTTCAGGTGGTGACCCGAATGCCGACATGAACATGAACTCTTTTATGATGAACATAACAGAGGAATTAAAAAATCCAAACTTATCTTCTAAAAGAAGACGTATTCTTGAAGATCAATTAAATGATTTATATGACAATCTAAGAAAAAAGGGTATTGAAATATAAATGAAGAAGCCACAGAAGTCATTGTTAAACTGGGGAAAACAGAAGTGGCGCACCAAGTCTGGGAAGAAATCTAGTGAGACAGGTGAACGGTACTTACCTAGCAAGGCTATTGCTGCTCTTAGTGATGCTGAATATGCAGCTACAACCAGAGCTAAACGAAAGGGTAAGGCAAAGGGTAAGCAGTTTGTGGCTCAACCGAAAAAGATTGCTAGGAAAGTAAAGAGGTTTAGAAATGCCTAAAGTTGGAAGAAAAACTTTTCCTTATACAAAGGAAGGTATGATAGCTGCTAAAGAATATGCAAGGCAGCAAAAAAAGAAAGGCTTAGATTCAAAGATAATATCTCCAGTAACTAAGTCTGGTTTAAGAAGAATAGAAAAAGGAAAATAATTATGGGCTGGATAATAGCAAACACTGGTAAGGCTTATGATGGTGAAACGCATGAGCTTGCTGGCACTACCTTCTCAGGTAAAAATAGAACCTCTGAGTCTCGAAGATTAGAATGGGTAGAGCTTACTGTTAAATCTAAAGCACCTGCTAAAAAGAAACGTGCTAGAGATGACAAAGGTAGATTAAAAGCAGATGACCCTTCAACACCAGATATTAATGAGGCTTACGAACAGTGAGCTTTGTAAATACTTTGAAGACAGAAGAGCTTACTATGCTTCGAAGGATTGTAAAGAAAGTACACTTTCAACACTTTGATCGCAAACATGGTAAGTCTTTTGTTACTAATAAAATGGTAGACAATGTTATAGAAAACATTGGTCCAGAGGTCGTTGAGAAGATGATTAAGTCTGGAGTTGACAAGGGGCTGCGCTAGTGGTCAATTTTAAATATAAACCAGATGGTTCTGTTCTCAAAAGCTTTATGAAGAATGATACTTTCTTTCGTGGCATTCGAGGGCCAGTAGGATCTGGTAAATCAGTAGGATGTTGCGTTGAAGTATTTAGACGAGCTTTGGAACAAGAGAAAGCCCCAGACGGAAAGCGAAAATCCCGATGGGCTATTATACGAAACACAAACCCACAGCTACGAACTACAACTATTAAAACATGGCTTGACTGGTTCCCAGAAAATGACTGGGGAAAATTTACTTGGTCAGTCCCCTACACCCACAACATCAAAAAAGGTGAAGTCGAGCTAGAGGTTATCTTTTTAGCATTAGATAGGCCAGAGGATGTAAAGAAGCTTTTATCTTTAGAACTAACAGGGATATGGATAAATGAAGCAAGAGAGATTCCAAAATCTATTATTGACGCTTGTACTATGCGTGTTGGTCGTTATCCTTCAATGCGTGATGGTGGTCCTTCTTGGACAGGCGTAATTGCAGATACTAACGCACCAGAAGAAGATCATTGGTGGCCTATTATGTCAGGTGAAGTTCCAATACCTGATCATATTCCAAGAGAACAGGCTAAGATGTTAGTAAAGCCAGATAACTGGCAGTTCTTTACTCAACCTTGTGCAATGCTCGAAGTAAAGAATGAAGATGGTGAGGTACATAACTACAAGCCAAATAAAGATGCTGAAAATAAAAAGCATATGTTAAACAACTATTATACCAATTTAGTAAGAGGTAAAACAAAAAGCTGGATTGATGTCTATGTTATGAATAGGCTAGGATCTATCCAAGATGGCAAACCGATATATCCAATGTTCGCAGCAGAAGTACACATAGCCAAAGAAGAAATAGCAGTAGCCGCAGGTCTACCGCTATATGTTGGTTTGGACTTTGGATTAACTCCAGCCGCCACCCTTGGACAAAAGATCAGAGGCCGCTGGCTTGTCCAGTCCGAGATAGTGGCTTTTGATATGGGGATTGTTAGGTTTGCCGAAGTGTTGCGTGAGGAAATTTCCTCCCGATTTTCCCAAGCATCTGAGGTTTACATATATGGCGATCCTGCTGGGGACTTTAGAGCGCAAACAGATGAATCAACTCCGTTTCATATTTTGCGCGGTGCTGGCTTGAGGGCATTCCCAGCCCCTTCCAACTCTGTAGATCTTCGATTGGAGGCTGTCTCTTCCCAGCTAACTAAGATGGTCGAGGGTAAGCCAGCATTTTTAATTGATCGAAGATGCCAACAATTAATTAAAGGCTTTGATGGTGGATATCAATATAAACGTATGGAAGTATCTGGTGAACGTTATGCTGATAAACCTGATAAAAATATGTACTCTCATATTCATGATGCTTTGCAATATATGATGTTAGGTGCAGGTGAAGGCAGGGCTTTACTTAACAATCAAAAACAATCAAAACCTGTTGTAGCTTCAAGAGATTTTAATGTATTTAATAAAAAATCTACAAAGGGAAGAAGACAAGGACTTTGGGCTAGGTTATAATTGTGCGTTGCAAATTATTATTTTCTCTGATCTGGAGAAAAATAACAAAGGAGATTTTTTTATGTGTGGCAGAAAAAAACGAAGAGATCCTCGTATTGATCAGGAGCAAAAAACAGCAAGGGAAGGTGCTGAAGCTGCCAAAGAGCAAGCAGAAGCAAAAAAAGAAGCCGAGCGTTTAAAACTATTAGAAATGGAAAAAGAAGCTGCTGCTACTGAAATTGCCACTTCTGAAGCTAATATGGGAAAAGATGCAAGGCAATCTGAACTTGAGCTTAATGTTATTAACCCTCGTACTAGTGGATTGTTTGGTAGTAAAGCAGCACAAAGAAGACGCAGATCAGCTAGATCTGGTAGAAGAGGAAGACGTAGTTTACTAACATCATCAGGTGGTGGTATGGGTTTTTATAGCAGGTTTAACTAATGATTGATCCAATTGCAAAACAATATTTGCAACGTTACGAAAAGGCAAAAGCAAAAAGAACAAACTTTGTTGATGTGTTTGAAGAATGCTATGAATATGCATTGCCACAAAGAGAATCTTTTTACTATGAGGTATCTGGTCAAAGACGCGATGATAAGATTTTTGATGAAACTGCTGTAGTGGGTGTTCAGGAATTTGCATCAAGGTTACAGTCTGGTCTTGTTCCTAACTTTGCTCGATGGGCAGATTTTATAGCAGGTTCAGAAACTCCTAAAGAAGATAAAGATTCGGTTAATAACAACCTTGAAGAAGTAACTGAGTATGTGTTTGAGATATTACAAAACTCAAACTTTGCTCAAGAAGTACATGAGTCCTTTATGGACTTGGCAGTTGGTACTGGTGTCTTAGTATGTGAAGAAGGTGATTCAATAAATCCGATACGTTTTTCAGCTATTCCATTGCCTCATGTCATACTAGACACTGGTCCAGATGATCAAATAGATCATGTATTTAGAGAACGAAAATTTATAAGATATGATCAAATAAGTTTACTTTATCCAAAAGGTAACTTTAATAGTCAGCTTATGTCATTAATGCAAAATCAATCTGATCAAACTACAACTATATTAGAAATTGTTTGTAAGGATTACTCTAAGCCAAACCAAGAAGCCTTTCTTCATTATGCAATTTGCATGACAACAAAATCATTATTAATGAAAAGAGAAATGCAAGGAGTTGGCTCAAACCCATTTATTTGTTATCGTTGGTCAAAATGTGCTGGTGAAGTATATGGACGAGGTCCATTATTTAATGCTTTAAGTGCAATTAAAACAGCAAATCTTACTGTAGAATTAGTTCTTGAGAATGCACAGATGGCTATCTCTGGCATATATCAAATGGAAGATGATGGCATAATAAATCCAGATACAATAAATCTTGTTCCAGGGACTATAATTCCTAAAGCTATGGGATCAGCAGGTTTGCAACCTGTGCCTAGTGCAAGTCGTTTTGATGTTGCACAATTAAATTTAGATCGAGCGCAGAATAATATTAAACGTGCATTATACAATGATATGCTTGGAGATCCTAATAAAACCCCTGCTTCTGCTACTGAAGTGGCTGAGCGTATGGCAGATCTTTCAAGACGTATTGGCTCTGCATTTGGTAGATTGCAGGTAGAATTAGTACAACCAGTATTACAGCGTGTTGTTTATATTCTTAAAAAACAAGGGCGTATTGAAATACCAACAATTAATGGCAGAGAAGTAAAAGTAAGATCTGTTTCACCACTTGCACAAGCTCAAGCTAATCAAGATATTGGATCTGTATCTCGTTTCTTAGAATTAGCTAATCAAGCATTTGGACCAGAAGCTGTAAATGTATTGATTAATAGTGAAGAAACTGCTGCATATCTTGCTAAAAAGTTTGGTGTTCCAGATAATTTAATAAGAGATAAAGCAGAACGTGAAAAAATTATTGCATTAATGCAGCAAATGCAGCAAAGTCAGGCTCAAGCACCGCAACCAATGGAGTAAAGCTTGAGTAAAAAACCTTATGTAGGCATTGATGGTATTCAACGACCTCAAGATGTTGATGAAAGAATTAGCTTGGATGTTGCTGCAATGTTAGCAACGCCAACTGGTCAGTCTGTAATGCAGTATTTAAAATCTATTACAACTGATATTGCTAATGGGCCAAATATTTCTAATGATGAATTAAGGCATTTAGAAGGTCAAAGATTTGTTATAGGTTTGCTTTCTTCAAGAACAAATCATGCTAACACAATTAAATCTAAGGAGGGCAAAAATGAGTGAAGAAGCTGTAACTGAAGAAGCTGCAACTGAAGAGGTTTCACAACAGGAAGAACAAAGTTCTGGAAGACCTGACTGGCTACCAGAAAAATTTAATACTCCAGAAGATATGGCAAAGTCATATACATCTTTGTCAACAAAACTTGGAGAAAAGGAAGAAGAGGTAAGGGAGCGATTGATGAATGAGCTTTCTGAGCAAGCATCAGAAGGCGTTCCAGCAAACGTTGGTGATTATGAATTGCCTGATTATCTTAATGAAGAAGACGCTATTGAGAGTGAAACATTAAAATCGTGGGCTGATCATTGCTTTGAAAACGGATATACTCACGATGAATTTAAAAAAGGCATTGATATGTATATGAGTGCTTTTCCTGATGATACAGATCTTGATGCTGAATCTGAAAGACTTGGTGATAACTCAGAAAAAAGAATAGAAGCCGCATCTTTATTTGCTAATCAATTTTTTCCAGAAGAAACTATACCAGCAATAGAAAGAATGTTTGAAACTGCTGAAGGTGTTATTGCAATGGAAGCAATAATGGAGGCTTTAAAAGATCCATCTGTATCTGATCAAACTAATATTTCTTCTAACTTTAATGAAATAGAACTTCAAGAAATGCAAAAAGATGAGAGATATTGGAACCCAGCCAAAAGAGATAATAACTTTGTAAATCAAGTGAATGATGGTTATAAAAAGTTATATGGATGAAATAAAAATATTAGAAAGTGGGTCATACTATATGACCCCTTTTCATCCAAATCATATAATAGAAATATTACCCATTCTTCATAAAGAAACAGAAAAAGAATTAATAAACCTTGGTTACTCTTCTTCTTTAGAAGCTTTACTTGATCTTCAAAAAGACTCTGAAGTCTATACTGTAAGAAATAAAAGCTGGGATATAATGATGGTGAGTGGTGTTTTTTATTCTGAAGAACCACCACAACTTTTTGCTTTATTTACAAAACATATAACAAAAAACTTTAAAGGTCTTGCTCGAGCCTCAAAACTCCTCATATCTTTTTTAGATCAGTCATATAATGAATTATCTATGCAAATAAGAGATGAATATATATCAATGTTAAACTGGGCGGTATGGCTTGGCTTTCATCCAATAGGCTTTACGAAAGAAAAAAATATACGATATGTTGATTTTGTGCGTTGCAATTCTGAAAAAAATTATGTTTCAGATAAAACATCAATGCCTGTAATACACTGAGAAGCCCATTAGGATAACTTCATTGAAGATGTAGAGCAGATACCAAAGATGCAAAACTTAACTTAACTTAGGAACTGTAAAATGGCTAATACAATTGACCAAGCCTTTATTAAACAGTTTGAAACCGATGTGCATCTTGCATACCAGCGCATGGGTTCTAAGCTGCGTAATACCATTCGTTCTACGAATGTGACAGGCAACACTGCAAGATTCCAGAAAATAGGAACTGGAACTGCTTCAACTAAATCACGTAACGGTAACGTCACACCAATGGAACTTGCACATACTAATGTGGAAGTAACAATGTCTGACTTCTATGCTGCTGAGTACATTGATAAACTTGATGAGTTGAAAACAAATATCAACGAGCGTCAAGCTATCGCTGAAAGTGCTGCTGCTGCATTGGGTCGTAAGACTGATGAGCTTATCACAACAGCTATGGATGCTGGTGCTAACTCAACTCAGTTACACGATACATCGTCTGCGGTAGAAAAAGCAGATTTACTATCAGCTTTTGAAACATTTGGAACAGCAAGTATTCCAGAAGATGGACAACGCTATATTGCTATGTCCCCTGCTGGTTTTGCAGACTTGTTTAATATTAATGAGTTTGCTTCTAGTGATTTTGTTGGACCACAAAACTTACCGTT